TTCTATTGGATAAGAGATCTGATGTGCTATTTGATGAAGGGGTCGTGGCCAAGAGAGATGAAAGGAAGAAGAAGATAAATGAAATATCAGCTGCGAGAATCTCCCTTAAACAGAGCAAGGAGAATACAGATTGCACAGATGATAGCATCAAACAACTAAGGAAAATATACGAACAAACTATAGAAGCTGAAAGGGAGCAGGCTTACCTGTCTCTGCTAAGAGAGCTAACAGAAAATGGCTGCATCTATACTGCTGATATTGAGTCTGCTGAAGCGGTAACAGAAACGGCTGAAAAGGACGATGCAGTGTCCGACCCTGAAATAAAATTCAATATTGTTAACTACGGTTGCGAAGACACAAATCCTCTAAAATATGTTGACATTTTAAAGCCAGGCACAAGAAAGATAAACTACTTCTTCTTGGGCGACTTGTATGCAGTGGCAGTTAACAACGTGCTAGATAAAACCGCAAACTCAAAATCTAATATTAGAAGAATTAACTTTGGGAATATAAGATTTGTCTTGGGGCCTGCGCCCTTTGACACCCCATCTCTCCGAGAAGACGGGCAAGTCATGCTAAATATAGCAGACATACCCGTATCAGTTGAACTTTTTTCTGATTTTATGAGAGAGAAGGTCATAAAGAATCGTAAAAATACATATCCTTTGCTCTTGTTCATGCGAGATGTTATGAAGGATCTAGTGTTCGAGGCGCTTGGTCCCGAGTGCAATAGCGGAGATAACAGGATTAACCTACTTCTAGACAGTGCTCAAATCAGCGCAGACTCCACCGCTGGCGGTGGAGATCCAATTGGTGAGAAGATTGGAGACGGTTCGTATCTAGACCTAGATGAGTACGGCAAGAACTTACCAATACCAAAGGAAGACAGTAATGGCATATTTGGTAGAAAGAACAGGAAGAATAACGGAACAACAAAGTTTGTTTTTGATTCTTTTAACAAGAAGAGTCTAGATAGAAGTTATGAATTTTTTGTTATCTATGCTTACGGCAAAGAGCCAAGGAGGCTGGCGTTTGATGAAAAGACAAGCAACTTTTCTAGCAGGTATGAGAGAGATTTGTCGAACGGGATATTTCATGCCACTACAGCGCTAGACAGAGGATTAGTGAAGTCCATGGAGTTCTCTGCCACAAACCAACCTTTCCTTAGGGAAGCGAGATTCGAACAGAGCGATTTTAAGCCTGAACTGCAGCTATCAAATGTTTATCGCTCGACTGTGACTATGTATGGAAACAACTTGTTTTACCCAGGGTGCCAGCTTTTCATCAACCCAAGAGGGCTTGGTTCTGACTTACTTGGAGATCCAGGGCAAAGAAACTCAAATGCTAACATCATGGGGCTTGGCGGCTATCACGTTGTGATAAGCGTAAACCATTCAATCTCTCAGACTGGCTATACAACTACTCTAGATTGCCTGTTTACCACCAGTGGAGATGGACTTGGCTCCATCATGAGCCCTGGTGCTCGTATCGGCGACACACCTATACTTAAGTGTGCAGACCTAGAGAAAGAAATAGTAAACTTAGCTAGTTCTATGGGTGGACAAATAACTAAGTCCCCTAGCACTGGAGGTGATTCATGAGCTATAGAAAGTTCCGGGGCTCTAACACCGAGCCAAACACACGCAAACTCTTCAACGAAAGAGGAAAGTACAACAATGAAGGCATCCCCAAGTCATTGAGACAACAATATCCTGGCTTGTTTAGGAATTTTTGGTTCATAGAGAACATGTACTATGGAAAGATTGATAGAAGTCACCGCTTTATGATGCTGAAAGAAGAAAAGCTTCGACAAGTTAACTCTGTTGAGGGAAGCGCCCTGTTTCTCGTTGACTTTGCGGCACATGCCCTTGACGATTTCATAAAAGAGCACAAAAGAGCGATCACAGCCAGCAAAATTCAGAAAAACGATGAGTTTTTATCAGAAATCAACCCCCTGAACGGTCATAAGCAGCTTTTAACAGAGTACGACCTGCACATGACAAGGATCAGAGACCAAGTTCATGCTAAAGCGATCAGAAAAAACGAAGAGATACAAGATTTTGATGATTTTATCTCATTTTTTATTGAAGATGTAAAGAATACAGATCAAATTACCCCATTGACGCTGACAGGGTTTATAGCCAGCAGGCTTGCTAGCCCACAGACCACAGGTCTATTTGTAGATTTGGTACAAATAGACTCAGGCGACGATAGTTTTAAAGTTTCTAGTATCATCGACAGGCCAAACTATAGATTTATAATGAATAACTGCATCAAGCATGGGTTTATGCTTGATTACAACATTCCCACCAGGCTTTGTGCTAACTTGGGCTCTGGGGAAATGGAAAAATACATGGATATCTATGGAACAAATTCACAAGATGTATTTTCGGATTACTATGACCCTGTCTATAGAAGAGATCATGTTTATTTAATGGAATATCTGAGAAAGTTCTATAATAGATTTGTAAGACTAAGACCAAACATAAGAAAAGAACAAACAATAGATAAAAAGACAAACAAAATCTTTAGATATGTACAAAAAAGAAAGATTGTAACAGATTATGAACTAATCAATAACTACAATGTTCAATATAGAATTAATCTATATACTGATATAAGAAACTATGAATCAAACAATAGATATAATCAATCATTACTAGAAGAACTAAAGAAGAATGCTATTTCATATCTGAATAGTGAAAGTATTGAGAGAGCTTTAGAATACATTGATTATCAATTTATAGGATTCTTAAACGACCCTGGTGCTTTTAACAGCTTGAAGATAAAACAAGAAATGCGCTTGGATGACGATAAAACTTCTGGACAAGACCTGCAGGATTTGTTAAACAGGTCGGTAGTTGATTCAAGAAACACTCTATACTGAGGTGATAGTGCTATTCCAGACTCTAGACGATAAGACAGAATGTGTAGCTTACTACTTTGACGGCGAGCTTACCAAGGAATACAGTGACATGATGACCCATTCATGGACCGCTCCAGCTTATCTCCAGGGCAAGGATATCGAATATGCATACCTCTACGCTCAGGAGGATTTGACGGACGCTTGTCCCGAGCATCTTAAGACTGAGTTGGACGAATGCCTGTCTTTGTTGAGAGCCTACTCTACATCGATGATAGAATCGAAACTTGATATGACCCAACACTGCTTTTACGATCTGGTTCCAGAGAACTTCTTGAAGAGGTTTTGTGACATCAAAAATAGAATCTCAAAGTATGTTTTTGACAATGTTGAAAAGCCGTCAGATTATCTCTTTCTCAAGGGCCTTCACGAAGTGTGCCAAGAGATTTCTCATAGGCAGCTAAACCTAGACTTTAGAGAAACTTTAAGAACGGCTGCGGGATTCTCATCAAAGAACAAACTTAGAAGCGTTAGAGCAGCAGCACCCTATGTCAGATACAACATCTTTGGATCCCGTACTGGTAGGTTGACTAGTAGGCCAAATAGCTTCCCAATCCTGAACTTGAACAAGGAATTCAGGTCTGCCGTTAAGCCAACAAACGATAGATTTATTGAACTTGACTACAACGCCTTTGAGCTTAGAGTCCTACTGTTTCTGATGGACAAGGAGCAGCCATCTGTAGACATCCACGAATGGAACATCGAGAACGTATACCGAGGACTCGGTACAAGAGCAGAAGCTAAGACAAGGATATTTTCTTGGCTCTACAACTTGGAATCGAATGACCACCTATCTGAGCGAGCTTACAACAGACAGGAAATTATTGATAAGTACTGGGATGGTTCCAAAATTACCAACCCGTTTGGTAGAACGATAGAGGCTGATAAGTTTCACGCCCTCTCATACCTAATCCAGAGCACTGCCTCTGATATCTTGCTCAGGCAGATGGTGAAGCTGCATAATATGTTGAAGGGGAAGAAGTCACACATTGCATTTACCATACACGACTCAATAGTTATCGACCTAGCAGAAGAAGATATAGATATGCTACTAGATATTAAAGAGCAGTTTTCTAGTTTTAGAAGCACAAAGTTTCTTGCCAATATCTCTGTTGGCAAGGATTTTGGAAGCATGAAGTAGTTAAAGGACTGAGGATTATAAATGGATATTATTGGACTAGGTACAGCAGCTTGTAATATTGTAGAGTGCTTTTCAAAGTATCCTCAGTACAGTTTGTATAAAATTGATACTGAGGAAAGAGACGGAAAGTTCTTTAGGTTAAAGAGCAGTTCTACTCCTGAAGAATCCGAAGAAGTAGTGCCTGATATGACTGACTTCTTTTCTGATCTTGGAGAAGAAGTTATGTTTTTCGTTGTTGGTTCTGGCTTAGTGTCTGCAGCGAGCCTTGCTATTCTACAGCAGATTAAGCACAAGAAAATTACTCTATTCTATATTCAGCCTAAGGTTAACAACCTTACCGGTACAAAAAAGAAGCTAGAAAAGGTTGCGTTTGGGGTTCTGCAGCAGTATGCTAGGTCAGGTCTGATTGACGAGGTGGTTTTGATAAGTAACCAAAAGATCGCAAATATGATTGGCAATCTTCCTGTCATAGGTTACTTCACTAAGATAAACGAAATGATTTCTTCTACAATTCACTTTATTAATGTTTTTGAGAGATCTAAGCATGTGTACGGAATCTTGGAAGAAAAAGAAAATGTTTGCAGGATTTCAACTATCGGGCTACTAGATATCACGAACTCGGAGGAGAAAGTCTTCTACGACTTAGACCTGGTAAGAGAGAAGGAATATTTTTATGCTCTTAGCAATAGTAAACTACTTAGTGAGTCTAACTTGGTAGCAGAGATCGAAGAAAGCATGCAACACAAAAAAGAAAATTCCTTGACAAAAATCTCATACCGGTTATACTCCACTGAGTACGAAACAGAGTTCGGATACTGTAGATTCCGGACTTCCAAAGTACAGGGGGAATAGTGAAAGCATATTTAGGATCGTTCGTTAAGAACGATGGAACAATTAGAAAAATGTATTTTGTAAAGCTAGAAGATCTTGAGGCGGCAAAGCCAGGATTCCTCAATGCTAGAACGACAGGGACAGGAACATCTCCTACACAGGAACCTGGTAGAGAGCTTGTCTGGGACCTGCAAGCAAAAAACTTCAGGGTGTTTAACTACAACACCCAGAGTGGAGAGCTTCTTACTTTCCAATATGATGAAAATAAATTAGTTTGACAAGTTTAGCGTGAGAGAATATTAGCTCTCACGACTATAGGGTAGCCACCCAAATCTAACAAATAGGAGAAAGAAAATGGCTATTAATCTAGATAAGATGCGTGCTAAGATGGATCGACTTGAGGGCAAGAACGCTCGCAAGGAGAGTATTTTTTGGAAGCCTAGCGATGGTGAGCAGACCATTCGTATCCTTCCAGTAGCGGACGGAGATCCCTTTAAGGAGTTCTGGTTCCACTACAACCTCGGCAACAACCGTGGTTTCTTGAGTCCAAAGCGTAATTTTGGTGAGGATGATCCTCTCAATGATTTCGTTCGAAAGCTCTTCAACGAGGGCACAGAGGATTCTGTAAAGATGGCAAAGAACCTTATGGCACGCCAGCGTTTCTTCTCACCAGTAATCGTTCGTGGTGAGGAGGAGAAGGGAGTTCGCCTTTGGGGCTACGGTAAGATGGCCTACAAGGAGCTTATCAGCCTTGCCCTGAACCCTGACTATGGCGATATTACTGACCCAGACTCTGGAACTGATCTTGTGATTAAGTACGGAAAGCCGCCTGGAGCGTCCTTCCCGCAGACAAACATCACGCCACGTCGTCGTCCGTCGCCACTTAGCACGAACGCAGACTTGACCGCAGAGTGGGTCAATGGAGTTCCTGACTTTGATGCTGCATTCGCAGACTCTCGCAAGACGCCAGCAGAGGTTGGCCAGATGCTTGATGAGTGGTTGGCTGGAGAAGCAGATGCGTCTGAAGGCCGAGAGACTGAACGCTACGGAAGTTCTCCTAGCAAGTCTTCTGTGGATCAAAAGCTGAATGAGCTTCTAGGACAAGAAGTTCCGTTCTAAACTTCCCCCCGCCGCAGGAAGGCACGGGCTGAAAAGTGAACAAAAGCTTTTCTAATAGGTGTCTTTTTATCTTTAATGGAGTAAAAAAAAGTGATTACAAATGTATATAAGTCTCTAAACCTAGGGACAATTCTTTGTGGGCTGTTTCTTATTGGTTGTTCCTCAAAGGATGGAGAGGATACTTCCGATACCTCCTCCGAGGACACTGAGGTAGTTGAGGAAACCGAGACTACTGAAGAGACTGAGACACCTACAAGCCCAGTGGAGACCGGCGATACAGCGGTTACAGACACGGGTTCTACAGACACAGGTACCGTAGAGTAAAGTAAACACCACAGGGGGGCATGGGTTATAGATGTCCCACTTTCAGAAAAGGAGTAAAAATGAACATATCTGAAATTTTTAGTAATGGGTACGTTAGAATGGCACTGGCAGCAGTTGTTTCCTTCGCCTTCGCATCCTTTGTCTTTCAGGCAAGCGGTGATGAAGTTCAGGTAGCGACTAACTCTGAGACAGAAACGGTTGAGTCCACCACCGTACCAGCTACAATCGTAACTGAGCAGAATGACCAGGAGATTAATAACAATGAAATTTTAGAGGTCACTGTTACTGGCGAAACCACTAGCAACTGATTATACTAATATACCGCAGGGAGGCACGGGTTACAGGTGCCTCATATTTTTTTTATGGGAGCTAGTATGGCACGAGGAAAGGTTAAAACAGGCAATGTCTCTATGAGCGACATGATGAAGAGACTAAATAAGAAGTATGGTATGGAGGTCGCTCACGACTTGAATCAAGAGAATCCTACAGAAGTCAAGGGTTGGATCCCAACTGGCTCTCGATGGCTAGACTCGATTATATGTAAGGGTCAGAAGGCTGGCATTCCTATTGGTAAGATATCGGAAATCGCCGGGCTTTCAGCAACTGGTAAAAGTTATATGGCAGCTTGCATTGCTGCAGAGGCACAAAAGCAGGGCATCTATGTAGTCTACTTCGACTCAGAAAGTGCCATCGATCCTGCCTTCCTGTCGAAAGCTGGGATTAACACAGATCCAGATTGCTTTATGTATATTCAGGCCATTACCGTTGAGCAGGTGCTTGAGATGGTTGAGGAGTTTCTCGGAATGGAGCGAAGAATGCTATTTATCTGGGATTCTATTGCAAATACTCCGACAGATTCAGACAAAGAAGGGGGCTTCAATCCAAACGCCAGTGTCGGCAAAAAGGCAAGAACGCTTTCTCTCGCCTTTCAGAAGCTCACTATCCCTCTAGCCAACGCAGAATGCACCTTACTGTGCCTAAACCAGCTTAAGCAGAAGATCGCTTCTACTCACGCAGAGAAAATCGAAGTCATGTCAGAGCCGTACACCACGCCGGGTGGCAAGTCACTTGTATATGCGTCTTCTCTTCGTATTTGGTTGACCAAGCGTAAGTCAAAGTCTGCTTTTGTTACTGACGAGAACGGCTTTACGATTGGCTCTGAGGTTAAGGCAACTCTAAAGAAGTCTCGTTTTGGGACAGAGAGACGCCAGTGCACCTTCCAGATTACCTGGGGCGATGATGAGGTTAGGATCATGGACGAAGAGTCATGGTTTGAGGCGATCAAGGGCTCAGAGTTTATTAAGCAAAGCGGAGCTTGGTATACTCTTGTCTATGACAATGGGGAAGAGCAGAAATTCCAAGCTACGAGGTGGATGGAGTATTTGCGAGATCCTAGGTTCAGACAGCGAGTTGAAGAGTTGATGGACATCGAGGTCATTGGCAAGTATAAGGATAGGATAGGGGACATTACTGCATTCGAAGATATTGATGCAGGAGCAGAAGACTAAACTATAAAGGAAGCGTGACCGAGTGGTTTTATATGCCATTTCGTTTAATCTAGACTATTTATTGATAGGAGGTTATCGAAATGCCCATGAACAAACTCTGCCCTGCTTGCGGCCAGTCATACAATAGGTATGGAAAAACGTGTAGCAAAAAGTGTTCTAACGACTTAAAAAGAAGGGAGAAGGTCGATCTTTGGTTAGAGGGAAAGCACGATGGTATGCGTGGAAAAACTTCAACGGCTAGATTTATAAGACAATATATGTTGGAAAAAGCCGACTATAAATGCCAAAAATGTGGCTGGTCCGAAGTTAATAGTTTCACCGGCAAGATACCACTAGAGCTTTCTCATAAGGACGGAGATTTTACCAATAACAATCCAGACAATTTAGAAATAATCTGTCCCAACTGTCACTCTTTAACAGAGTCACACAAGGGCGCTAATAAGAAGGCCGGAAGGCCACGAAGTAAATATTATAGAGGTTTATAGGGTGAGGTGTCCGAGTGGCTGAAGGAACTGCTCTTGAAAAGCAGCGTACTGGAAGGTACCGTGGGTTCAAATCCCACCCTCACCGCTTCCGTAGCTTTTCTGGGGGGACAATGAAAAGAGTAATGATAGTAGACTGCATGAATATCTACCTGCGGTCGTATATAGTAGACCCTAGTCTTTCTACAAATGGGTCACCAATCGGAGGGTTTAAGGGTTTCCTAAAGACTCTTCAAAAGTTGTGTAGAGAGATAAAGCCTGACAAGGTTATTGTGGCGTGGGATTGTGGCGGCGGCTCTAGAAAGAGAAGAACTGTAAATAAGAATTATAAAGCAGGCCGCACACCTTTACGCCTAAATAGGGAAATTAGGCACTTGAGCCTCAGAGAGGAGGAAGACAACAAGATCTGGCAGCAGATTAGACTTTCCGAATATCTAAATCAATTGCCAATAATTCAATATTGTATTGAGGATGTGGAAGCTGACGACATCATCTCTTACGTTGCACAAAATAAGAGGCTTGCCGATTGGCAAAAGATAATTGTTTCAAGTGACAAAGACTTCTATCAGTTGTGTGATGACAGGACGATTATCTACAGGCCAACCCAAAAAGAAGTTCTCAATAAGTACACTATTGTAGAACAGTTTGGAATACATCCCAATAACTTTGCTCTAGCTAGAGCCATTGCAGGCGACCCCTCAGATAATTTGCCGGGGATACAGGGTGCTGGGTTAAAGACAATTTCTAAAAGATTTTCCTTTCTGTCCGAAGAGCATGACTATTTAATAACAGATATTATTGAGCACTGTGAAGACGTAGAAAAACCACTTCTTGTACACAAGAGGATCTTAGAAAACGAGCCTCTAATCAAAGAAAACTATAAGCTAATGCAGCTGTATAGTCCTTCTATTTCCCCAACGGTTAAGTCTCAGGTAAATTATGTATTAGAGAATAGTGACCTTGAACTTAACTTAACAGAGTTCAGAAAGATGATGATTATAGACGGCTTTGGCGAGTGGGATAACACTGAGCTTATGGCAACGATGAGAAAGATAGTTGCCAACCACAAGAAGTGAGTTATAAGGGGTAGGGAGGAAACATGAAACGAACAGATTTTAGCCACTTTGGCAAGAGTTTCCAAGAAAGTCTTTGCGTGCTGCTCCTAGAAGATAGGCCGTTCGCAGACCAGATCTTGGAGGTTTTTGATATTACATTCCTTGAATTAGGATTTCTTAGGCTTTTTGTGTCTAAGATTATCTCTTATAGAGATAAGTACGGGGTACACCCGACCAAAAAGGTGATGGCTACGATTCTCAAGTCTGACCTGGATAAAGAAAACCAGGCCATCCAGACTCAAGTGAGAGATTATTTTGCAAGGATGCAAGCAGCAGGAACCCTTAAGGATTCTGACTTTATCAAGGATAAGGCACTAGAGTTCTGCCGCAAGCAGAAGCTCAAGGGGGCTATGCTTAAGTCGGTTGATCTCATTCAAAGTTGCTCGTTCGATGAGATCTCAAAGATCATCAATGATGCACTTGTGCTGGGAAGCGACTCGAACTTTGGATACGATTATCTTAAGGACTTTGAGAAAAGGTTTGAACTGAAGGCACGTAATCCTATCTCTACCGGCTGGAAAGAGATTGATGGCATCTGTAAGAACGGCCTAGGCTCTGGTGAGCTAGGTGTTGTTATTGCACCTACTGGTGCTGGAAAGTCTATGGTTCTTACACACTTGGGAGCCCAAGCTCTTCTTAAGGGTGTAAATGTTATACACTACACTCTTGAGTTGAGCGAGACAACTATTGCTTCTAGGTATGACAGTTGCATCACTGGGGTTCCACTGGGGGATCTGTTCTCTTTCAAGGAGCTTATCTTTGATAAGGTCGAGACAGTGCAGGGTAAGCTTATTGTTAAGGAGTATCCTACAAAGTCCGCTTCTACAAGGACAATAAGAAACCATCTTGAAAAGTTAGCTAATCGTGGCATCGAGCCTGGCTTGATCATTGTTGATTACGGTGATCTACTCCGACCAGTTGTCGTGCGTAAGGAGAAGAGAACCGAGCTAGAGTCAATTTATGAAGAGCTTCGCGGTATAGGACAGGATTATGGGTGTCCTGTTTGGACCGCATCCCAGACTAATCGTTCTGGCTTGAACGCAGAGGTGATTACAATGGAATCTATCTCTGAAGCGTTTAGTAAGTGCTTTGTGGCCGACTTTATCTTTACTGTTTCAAGAACAGCAGATGACAAAGTTGCTAATTCTGGTAGAATTTATGTTGCAAAGAACAGAAATGGGCCTGATGGCCTAGTTTACCCCATATTTATGGACACCAGTAATGTTAAGATACGTGTTTTGCCTCCAAGTGATAATGAAGAAGACCAACTTACAGTCAAGACACAATCTGACATCCTGAAAGAGAAGTATAAGAAGTTTAGACAGCAAAGGGAGAATGCATAAAATGGAAATTTCATCAAGAATACTTTCGGATATTACCGTACACATGAAGTACGGCAAGTACAGAGACGATCTCTATCGTCGTGAAACCTTTTCGGAGATTGTAGATCGCAATAAGGCGATGCACATTAAGAAATACCCTCATCTTGCAGATGAGATCGAGGCAGCTTATCAATATGTTTATGATAAGAAGGTCTTACCTTCTATGAGGTCCATGCAATTCGGCGGAAAGCCAATTGAAGTGGCTCCAAACAGGGTTTTTAACTGTGCTTACATGCCTATTGACGACGCACGGGCTTTTGCAGAGGCTATGTTCCTTTTGTTGGGTGGGACTGGTGTAGGCTTCTCTGTGCAGAAGCACCATGTTGACAAGTTGCCCGAGATTAATCGCCCAAATGCAAAGAGAACACGCAGATACCTCATTAGTGACTCTATTGAGGGCTGGGCTGACGCAGTTAAGATGCTTATCTTCTCCTACTTTAATGGAACTTCGAAGTTACGTTTCGATTTCTCGGACATTAGGCCCAAGGGCAGTAGATTAGTAACATCTGGTGGCAAGGCTCCAGGCCCACAACCGCTAAAGGAGTGCCTTGTAAAAGTTGAGGGTATTCTTGATCGAAAGCAGAATGGTGAGAAGCTAACTCCTATTGAAGTACATGATATTGTCTGTCATGTCGCAGACGCAGTTTTAGCAGGCGGTATCCGTCGTGCTGCTCTCATCTCACTCTTCTCGGCTGATGACGATGAGATGATTGCTGCTAAGTCTGGCAACTGGTGGGAAACTAATCCGCAGCGTGGACGAGCAAACAACTCGGTTGTCCTAATGAGGCACAAGGTCACAAAGGAATTTTTCATGGACCTCTGGGCTCGTGTTAAGGCATCTGGTGCAGGGGAGCCTGGATTTTACTTTACATATGATAAAGACTGGGGCACAAACCCGTGTTGTGAAATCGCCCTACGACCTTATCAATTCTGTAATCTTACAGAGGTTAATGTCTCCAACGTAGAGAGTCAGGAGGATTATGAAGACCGCGTAAGGGCGGCATCCTTTATAGGAACTCTGCAGGCAAGCTACACCGACTTTCACTACCTACGACCAGTATGGCAGCGTAATACAGAAAAAGATGCACTTATTGGCGTCTCTATGACAGGTATCGCATCAGGAAAGGTTCTTAATCTAGACATGAAGGCAGCAGCAGAAGTGGTAAAGCAGGAGAATATCCGCGTTGCTGAAATGCTTGGTATCAAGCCAGCTGCTCGTACAACATGTGTAAAGCCAGCGGGCACCACCAGCTTAACGCTTGGGACTTCTTCTGGGATTCATGCTTGGCATAACGATTATTACATTCGTCGTGTCAGGGTCGGCAAGAACGAGGCAATTTACAACTACCTCTCAGAATTCCACCCAGAGCTTGTTGAGGATGAATATTTCCGGCCACATGACACAGCTGTGATCTCTGCGCCACAGAAGGCTCCAGAAGGTGCTATCACACGCTCTGAGAGCGCCCTGGAGATGCTTGAGAGAGTTAAGAAGGTCAGTGATCAATGGATCAGGACCGGACACCGTAAGGGCCAAAATACTCACAATGTGAGTGCCACTGTGACGATCCGCGAAGAAGAATGGGAGCCTGTCGGAGAATGGATGTGGGAAAATCGTGATTGCTACAACGGCCTTTCTGTTTTGCCACACTCTGATCACACTTATGTTCAGGCACCATTTGAAGACTGTGATAAAGAGACCTATGATAAGCTTATGGAAAGCCTTGTTAATGTTGATCTTACCAATGTTATTGAAGTTGAGGACAACACGGACCTACAAGGTGAGCTAGCGTGCGCGGGCGGATCCTGCGAAATTAAGTAATAATGCTTGACTTATTCACCCTCTAGTGTTACTTAATGCTAGAGAGGTGAAGAGTGAAGTTTAACCATCTTCTCCCCCGATGGGAACAAAAGCATAGATGTTCCGAAGGGGGACAGCATTATTACTTGCCAACTAGCCACATAGAGGCTACATTAGAGCATGTAGCCGTTCGTTTTCGTTGTAAGAAATGTGGACGTTTAACTACTGCATTTTTAGATGAACCAACTTACCAAACAAACAAAAAGATTATTAATAAATATGTAGGAGATGAAAATGATGACTTTGGAGCCTAAGGGGCCTTGGATTCAAGTTGAGCTTAGCTTTGATAAGGAAGAAGAAAATCCGTATTCTATTGCTTTACCGGAAGACTACCGCCCAACTGAGAAGCCTTACAAGGCTGTTTCTGTTGTAAGCGATCCATGTGGCGAATATGCTTATGGTGACGTTGTTGTTCTTCCGACACACATCATTCGTGAGATTGAGCTTTCTGAGAATAAACTTCACCTTGTTGAGCGAAACCACATTATGGCGGTTGTGAGGGCGGAATAATGAAAATGAACTGCTGGGACAGTGATCTCGAAGACCAGACTAGACGTGATTTGGAAGACTTGGAGAGATACCATCACAACGACCATCCAGGGTATTATGGCGGCAAAGACAACCCTTACGAAGCCATCAAGATTATTGAGGCATATAATCTAAACTTTTCTCTTGGAAATGTCATCAAGTATGTCCTCCGAGCAGGAAAGAAGAGCGACAGCGCCATTGAAGATCTTGAGAAAGCAGCACGCTACATCCAGTTTCAGATTGACTATTTAAGGAGAAATAACAATGTTTGATAGAGTTATTATTGACTACGGCCACGGCGGGATGATTGATGAGAAGTATCAGACACCAGGTGGCAAGCAATATCATTTTACGGAGCCCGAGGTTCTTTCTATATTTGAGGGTGTGTTTAATCGTGGCGTTGCTAGTAAGTTGATGACAATCCTGTCTGGCTTTGGAATCGAAGTCTTTGATTGTGTTGAGGATTGTTATGTCACAGAGACAGTGATGCCGGAAGAGCTTGAGCAGAGAGATGTATCTTTGACTACTCGCGTTAGGAACGCAAATCGAGAGAACAAGCGAGGCAAAACTCTGTTTATTTCTATTCATGCAAATGCGATTGGTAATTCTATTAGAGGCCCGTCGCAGTCTGCACGCGGAGCTTCCGTTTTTGTGTACAGGAACGCAGGCACTGCTGGAGAGATAGCTCAGAAGCTACTTAGCCGCTATTCTGAGACGAGCTTAAAGCCACGCAGGGTCGTGGAGAATAAGTCTTTCTACGTCCTCAGAAAGACGGCTATGCCCGCTCTACTCTCAGAGAATGGATTCTTTACAAACATTGATGACGCTAAATATCTCTTAACTGAGGAAGCACAGTGGGAGATTGCTGACGCTCATTTCGATGCCATAAAAGATTTCCTTGACATCGAAGAGGGCAGTGGGTTAGTATAGAAACATGAGTGATCCAGACGCATACAGAACTAAGAGGGAGTGGCTTGTGGGAGACAAGATAACAGCAACGGTGCCAAGGGCAGCACTATTTAAAGAAGAGCCCAAGAGGAGCATTGAAATCTATGGAGACGGAATTGGACGGGTTGATTTGGTTGATCATATGGGTTCTGACCTCACTATTGTTAATAGTGCCCGCGTTTCTTTCGGAAAACACAAGGAGGAGTTAGATGGGAAAGATAAAAGACTGGTTAAC